TTCTTTATATTCTGCCTTGAACTGGTTAGCTAATTCGTGAAGATCTTCTGCTGTAAGTTCAACGTCCTGTTTAACGCCTCTTTCAGCTTTCATCTTGTCGATCAGTTCTTCGAAGTATTTTTTACCTACTTCCATAACTACGTCAGAGTACATCTGAATAAATCTTCTGTAGCAGTCCCAAGCCCAACGTGGGTTGCCTGATTTTTCAGCAAGTACATTGACAACGTCTTCGTTAAGACCAAGGTTCAGGATTGTATCCATCATACCAGGCATAGATGCTCTTGCACCAGAACGAACGGAAACAAGAAGTGGATTCTCTTTATCACCGAATTTCTTTCCTGTGATTCCTTCCATCTTTGTAATAGCTTCCATGATCTGAGCCATGATTTCTTCATTGATCTGTCTTCCGTCCTCATAATACTGAGTACAAGCTTCTGTTGTGATTGTGAAGCCCTGTGGCACTGGAAGACCTAAGTTTGTCATTTCAGCAAGGTTAGCGCCTTTTCCACCAAGCAGGTTTCTCATATCGGCATTACCTTCTGTAAACATGTAAACCCATTTTGTTGCCATTTTACAATTCCTCCTCGTTATTGGTAATTGATATATATAAAACTTGAAAATCACAGTCAGACTGGTAACTGTCTGCTCTTTTCATATCTTATATCGCCCTTAAAAAACGGATTTTACCGCACTAATATTGTAAATGTTTTAACTGTGATAGTCAACCCTTATGCACTTTTTTTCGTACAAATATATTTTGTCAATAGTTTTGCGACAAGTTTTGAAAAAGTTTTTATGCCAGTTTCTTAACCTCTTCATCAAAGAGTTGGGCGGAAGTTCTGAAACTAAATATTCCCCTGGGATAGTTGTTAATCCAGTTTTCTATATATTCAATGTCCTTGTCCTGCTTTTCGTCAAAATCTTCCCCTTTTGGAATGTGGCGGCGGATAAGGCGGTTTGTATTCTCATTGGTTCCACGTTCCCAACTACTATACGGGTGGCAATAAAATAGGTAGGTTCTTTTTTCTCCCTCTCTAACTGCTGACCGCTCCATGTCCTCATAGGCTGAAAACTCAACGCCATTGTCTACGGTAATGCTTCGGAATATCTTATAGAACATATCGCCCCATTTTCTTTCTAAACGGTCCAGGGCATCCACCACGCTTTCCGCCCTTTGGTCTGCCAATTTAAAAATTATCTCATTCCTGGTTTTGCGTTCCGTTAATACAAGTAAACATGACTTTGTGGTGCCACGCTTACCCTTTACCGTATCCATTTCCCAATGGCCAAATATTTCCCGGTTATCCACTTCATCCGGGCGGTTTTCTATGCTTTCTCCTACGGATGCCCTCTTTTGCACTTTCACTTTCTTATTATGGTTTTTCCGTTTTCCTTTCACTGGCAAATCCTTATTGGTTAATTTAAGGAAAATACCATTATCAATATATCTGTATAGGGTCCTTACGCTTATAGTTGTACTAAATTCAATGCCGCTTTCTGCTGCCGCTATCAATGCGGCTTCCGGGCTATACTTATCATTCACAATTTTATCTTCTATGTATTCCGCAAGCGGTAAATCATTTCCAATTTTAATGTTCCGGCCCTTTCCCTGGGCGTTCCAATCATGGTTCTTTTGCCCCAAATCGCTGCTATACCTTAATTCCTCGGTGTAATCGCTATTTCTATGGGTATACTCTCCCCGTTTCATTTCCCGGTAAATTGTGCTTCTATGCACATGCAAGTATTCCGCTATTTCTATAACCTTATGCCCGGAATTAAGCATAGTTTCCATCTTTATTCTATCGCTTTGGCTCAAATGTTTTCCCATGAAATCGTCCCCCGTGGGTTGAAAAGGGCACGGAAACATCCGTGCCGCTCCAATTATCCCTTTATCTGTTTTTAGGTTGCTTACTGTTCTTCTTTAATCTCTTCCCGGTAAGTGATTTCAATGGTAATGCTAAAAGCATCTTCTAATTCATCAACTATGTAACTGTCATTCACATTTTTAAGTATTTTATAATTTCCGCCGGAAACTTCCGCATCAATCCTTTGGATGGTTCCACTTTCAAGCAATTTCTTAACTTTGGCCCTGCTGCCTTTCTTTATATCGCCAATATAGGTGTCAGACACAAATACTTGTATCTCGCCACCCCCCCCTATACAACATTTAGCGGTGGCGTTTAATTCATATTCATAAATTTTTTCATCATCCCGGACGTCCTCAATAAGTGCCTTTTTAGAAAGTTTATAGTCCTCGTTTTTCTCCACAAGTTCCATAATATCTTTCATGTGGGCATCTATATTGTCCAGTTTATGGCGTTGGGTTTTAATCACGCCTTTTGTTTTAGGTGCTTCCAGTTCTGCCTGGGGCACTGGTGTTGGTGTTTCCTGCTTCTTTGAAAATAAATTACTAAAAAGTCCCATGTTAAGTTCCTCGCTTTCGTGTGTTGTGGTTCCCCTCTTTCTGATTATACATTTTATCATTCATCATTGCAACCGTTTGGGCGTTGTGGGGTCCGGGTTCCCGGTCTTGTTTGGTTTTGGGCAGTTACCCACCGCCCAGGCGTGCCGCCGTTTTTCCCGTCCTGCTGCACGCCGCCCGGTTCGCATTAAACCGCTGCACAAACTTGTCAAACAGTACCGCAACGCCCACCGTTGCAACCCGTCAACTGTTTATAGGGGCTTCGGACCCTCGCACCGCCCATGGACGGTGTGGCCGTTTTAATTGCCGGGCGGTCCTGCTGCCGCCCTGGCGGTTTACTATGCACATTTGGATTGAGCCACAAAGGCTTGGGCTTCATCCAGACTTTCAAACCAATCATTGTAAATGTCTTTTCTGCTTGTACTTGTATAGGTGCTTTCCGGGCACGCTTTGGCTTCCTTTGTTGCGGTAATGTTGGCCGTTACTCTACCCCTATCATCAAAAGAAGATGTTACACAATACCATGTTTTCATAATAACGCCGCCTTTCTGAGTTGATACCCTTTAATTTTCACGTTCCATTCTTTCATCAATGGCCTGGTTGATGTATTCACTTACACTTTGCCCGGCCGCCTTGGCTACTTCTTTTATAACTGCTTTTTTGCCTTTGGGCATATTTACTTCCACCCGGTCATAATTTGCCTTGTTAAATTCATTCTGATACTTAATCTGGTTAAATTCTTCGGTTCTCGTCCTTGCCATTTTCCCACCGTCCTTGTATAATGATTTATAACGGATTGGGCGGTTTTGGCAAGTCCGCCGCCCTTTCTGTTGTCCCTAAAGCCTATTCACTGGGCTTTTCTTTTTTTGCCATGTTTCTGACTTCCTGCACGGCTTTGGCAACCTCTTCCATGTCTTTGCAATTACTGAATTTATCGGCTACCAGGTTCAAAATTACTTCCATCTGCTTGTCTGTCATGTTCTCGCTCATGTTATCTCCTTTCTATGCTTGCCCATGTATTCGTTAAGTATCTCCCTTAACTGTCTTTATTATATTACATATTCCGGGATATGTCAATGCATATTCCGGAATATTTTAATTTTATTTTCAGAATAGCAAAAGGACACGTCTTTTATTGGCGTGTCCTTATTCGTGACATATTATTTTCCTTGCTTTGCCTGGGTGTATTCCAAAAGGCGGTGTTTACAGTTTCACTATCTCAATAACTGGTTTACTTTGTTCTGTACTTCCTGGTAATTGTACCCGGCGGCTTCCAGGCGGTTTTTACGCTCCGCACCATTGCCCCACTTTCCGGCAATTACTTCCATGGCTACCTGGGCCACGGTCTTTGTGGGTTTGGTGGCTCCACCGCTCAAAAGTGCGTTTACCTGGTTCTGTACTTCCTGGTAGTTATACCCGGCGGCTTCCAGGCGGTTTTTGCGGTCCGCACCATTGCCCCACTTTCCGGCAATTACTTCCTTGGCTACTGCCGCAACGGATTTTTCGCCGGACGGCTGCGGCGGTGCGGTAGTTTCCTTGTCATACTTCGGTACACCATAACCACGGATGTAACGGCCATTTACCGGGATTGTGCGGCGGCCAACAGCATTGTTTTTGTTGCCCTCAATGACAACAATGTTTCCGCCGCTTACGCTCTCGACAATTCCCACATGGTCCGGCCACCCGGTATTGTCCCCAGCTCCGCTGTCGTCCCAGTCGTAAAAAATCACATCCCCAGGGGTTGGCGTTCTGCTATCGCTTTCCTGCCACTCTCCCAAGGCTTTGAACAATGCAATCATCTGACCGCAACCACATTCTGTGGGAATGATGCCAGTTAAACCGCATTTGATAGCAACGGCGGAAACAAAAGTGGCACACCAGGCATCTGTATATTTTACCTTGTAACCCCTGGCAAGGGGTGTGTGGCCGTTGTATACGTCAATGATGCCCTTGTGGGTTCCGTCTGCTTCATTCCTGCCAACCCAGGCACGGGCCTGGGCCAATACTGCACTTGCTAATTTTGCCATGCTCTCTTCCCCCTTTACGTCATACTGCTGCAAATCGTACTGCGTAACAATCTGCATGGTATTTTCTACATACTTGCTACTTGTGGCGTACCCGTCCGCTTTGATGGTTTCTAAGTACACCGCCGGGTCCTTGATGCCCCGTAAATTCTGGTAGCGTTCTAACTGGATAAACTCAAAATATCCTTTCACGCCCTCTTCCATGGATGCGTACACCCGGAAATTATCCGTAATTGGTGTAAGGGTTCCCGGTGTGTATTCTTCCATGGTCTTGAGGTTTACGCTTTTGCCTTTCCACTTTGTTCCACATTTAAGGCCAAAATAATTGTGGTACACGGCCGCCAGGCGGCTTTCTCCCCATCCGCTTTCCAGGATAGCCTGGGCAATAATAGGACTATGTACCGCAATTCCATAGTCGGAAGCGTATTTTTTTACATACCCGGCAATCTTTTTGATAAATTCCTGCTTGTCCATGGTTTACACTTCCTTTTCTTCTGTCACTTCCACCGTTGTTTCCACTCCAACATTTGCCTGGTCTGTAAGCCCCTCGCCAATGATATATGCCACAACGGATGCCCCGGCCATAATGAGTGCCGTTACCTGTGTGGCCGTGTTTTCAGTTCCACCAGTCGCAACAATCATCATGGAAACAAAGGATGCTACCGCCGTCCACATTTTACGGCTTGTCAATTTTCTTACCCAATCAATCTTTTTCATGGTGTGTTTCTCCTTTCCTTTATTCCAAAAGCCCTTTACGGCTTATGGTTTGTGTTTACTCATAAATCCCTTTTATGCCCTGCTCTGTCAAAAAGTCTTTTTGTTCATGCTTGATTTTCCGGGCATATTCCAGGGCGGCTTCTGTTTCTCCGTTTGCGTGCCCGTTCTTTAGTGCCGTGGCTGCTGCTTCTCCCAGGGCTATCGCTGCCATTACACTTTTAATCAATAAAATCTCGCTCTGTTGCCGTATGGCTTCCTTTTGCTCTCTTTCTTGCCTTTCCCGTTTCATTTTTTCTTCAATCAGCCAAAAACAAAATGCGGTTACGCCACTTGGGATGCTCATGGCAAGCAGAAGTGTTTGTAAATCCATTTCCAACCTCTCCTTTCTTCTTTTTGCCCTTATTGGCATCATACCCCCTGCCGTGTTCAAATTCTGACCCGGTTTTATGTCGGAAGCATGATACCGTTTTGTGTTTGCTCCCACTCCCAAAACAGTAATTCATATTCTATGGACTTTGTAACATGGTAGGTGTCGGCGTGGCTCATGTGCCCCAGACG